CCGGCATGTCCTTTGGGTTCCGGGCGCTGAAAGACCAGTGGGACAGCACCCAACAGCCGTATGTGCGTACCGTGCTGTCTGCCGAGCTGCGAGAAATCACAGTAACCAGCTTACCGGCCTACCGTGAAACCGATATTCAGATCGCCAAGCGTTCATTACTGACCCAGCACCCTGAGCTGGTGGATTTGCGCGCCCATTGGGCTTATCTGGCGGGGTTGTGATATGTGGCCGTTCAAGCGCAAGACTGAAACCCGCAGCATGAGCATTGACGAGCTGTTGTCTATGCTGGGCGTCCCTAACACCAACTCGGGCGAATACGTCTCACCTACAACGGCTGAGGGGCTTCCCGCCGTTCTCAACGCCGTGGCCGTAATCAGTGAGGCGGTGGCGTCGATGCCGTGCTACCTGTACCGTGTAACGCACAGCAACCAGCGTGAGGCGCGTACCTGGCTGGCGGATCATCCTGTTGATACGTTGCTCAATGAACGCCCGAACGACTGCCAGACCCCATACCAGTTCAAGCGCACCATGATGCGCCATTGTCTGCTGAACGGTAACGCCTATGCGGTGATCCAATGGGGCAAAGACGGGCAACCACAATCATTACACCCGTATCCGCCTCATGCCGTTGTGCCGAAGCGCCTGGACGAACACCGCTACGCCTACACCATTACCGAGCCGTTCAGCGGCCGCGTGCGTACCTATCTGCAAGAAGAAGTCCTGCACCTGCGTTATGCCACTGACGATGGTTTCTTGTCTCGTTCGCCGATCACTATCTGCCGTGAAACCCTGGGGCTGGGGATTGCTCAGCAGCGTCACGGCGCCAGCGTGATGAAAGACGGCATGATGGCCGCAGGCGTCATTACTACCGCCGAGTGGTTTGACAAGGCCAAAGGCCAGAAAGCGCTGGATGCCCTGGAGCGCTACAAGGGGGCCAGAAATGCTGGTAAGACGCCAATCCTTGAGGGTGGGATGGATTACAAGCAGTTGGCTATGAGCAACCAGGATGCCGAATGGTTGTCCTCTCGCCGCTTCACCATTGAAGACATTGCCAGGATTTTCAATATCAGCCCGATATTTCTGCAGGAGTATTCCAACAGCACCTACAGCAACTTCAGCGAAGCGAGCCGCGCTTTTCTCACCATGACCATGCGCCCCTGGCTCACCAACTTTGAGCAGCAGCTTAAGGCCGCGTTGCTGGTGGCATCGGGCACTCCCGGTATTCGCTACCAGGTGGAGTTTGATACCGCCGACCTGTTACGCGCCAATCCGCAAGACCGCTTCCAAAGCTATGAGACGGCGATCAAGTCCGGCGTGATGTGTCCGAACGAAGCCCGCGAACGTGAAGGGATGCCGCCACGCGAAGGCGGCGACGAGTTCAGCCAGGCATGGAAACAGACCGTTGAGGTTAAGGGTAAGAACGATAAGGAGAAAGCATGAAAGCCGGACGTTTGCGCGACAGGATAAAAATCCAAAAGCGTGAAAGCTATCGTGACCCTCAGACCGGCCAACAGCTTTGGCGGGTTGTTGAAATTGCCACGGTCTGGGCCGAGGTCAAGGGTATCAGCGGGCGGGAGCTTGTCACCAGCGGGGCCTTTACCGGGCAGCTTAAATCCGCCGCCACTCTCCGAATCTGGATGCGCTATCGGTCAGATGTGGATTACGACTGCACGATACTTCACCAGATGCCCGGCGTGCGGGGCAACGAATACGGCATTAAGGCGATTATCCCCGATGCCAAACGTACCCGCCTTGAGCTGTTGTGTCAGGGAGGTGTCAAGTGACCAAGCCAGAAATCAGCCTCGACGAGATTAAGCGCCACTGCCGCATTGAGCTGAACTTCGACGACGATGACACTTTGCTTCAAGGGTTCGCCGCTGCTGCGCTGGAGGTCTGCCAGACGCATATCGGTAAACGTTTTGATAGCGACCTGGAGTTCAACGCCGCAATCAAGGTGGGCTGCCTGATGTACATCGGTCTGCTGAATGATAACCGTGAGATGGTGAGCGATGCCGAGTTGAAAGAAGTCCCGTTCAGTATCGCCTGTCTGTGGAACGTTTACCGTGAGCCAGGAGTGTACTGATGCCCTGGCACCCACTTAAACGTTGTAGCTACCCCGGTTGCCGTAACCGCGTTAAGTCTGGGCGTTGCCCTGAACATCGGCAGGAGGCTAACACCAGCCGTGGCACGCGCACCGAGCGTGGCTATTCGAACCGCTGGGGCAAGTACCGCCTGATGTATCTCAAGGCCCACCCGCTGTGCGTGGAGTGTGCCAAGCGTGGTATCCACGCGCCCGCAACGATTGTCGATCACATCATCCCGATTGACGGTGAGCGCGATGTGTTGTTCTGGCCTGCCAGCAATCACCAAGGGTTATGCCATAGCTGCCACAGTCGCAAGACCACCACGCAAGACCCTGTGACCAAACAGCAGCGCCGGGCAGGACAGTTCCGAGCATTGGAGGCGCAAGCCGCCCAGACCGGGTGGGGGGAGGTTTGAGGACAACCCCTCTCGGCTTTGGAACCACGCCTCCCTCAGATTTTTATGCGCGGTGATTTTTTTGAAAATAAAACCAATGGGAAATGAGTAAGTTATGGCAAGACCACCGAAAGCCCCCAGTTATCTGGATGAAATCGCCAGCCAGCAATGGAAAGCCCGCGCTAAACAGTTGGCCGAACGGGACGACCTGACCCCGGCGGATTGGGGCAACCTCGAATTATTTTGCGTCAACTATTCCATGTACCGCCGCGCCGTTGCCGACCTGGCCGAGCGCGGGTTCAGCATTGTGAACAGCCAGGGCGGGGAAAGTCGCAATCCATCGCTGAGCGCCAAGGCTGACGCCGAGAAAATCATGATAAAAATGTCGGCCCTGCTGGGCTTTGACCCCGTATCCCGCCGCCGCAACCCGGTGGAAACTGACGAGGAAGACGAACTTGACCGCCTGGCATGAGTACGCAGAAGCGATAAAAAGCGGTGAAATCCCGGCATGTAAGCGGCTTAAACAGGCGGTGAACCGGTATTTTTCCGACCTGAACGACCCGCTTTATGTGTTCGATACGGCTGTGGTAGAGCGCTTTATCGCTTTTTCTCGCCTCTGCCCGCACGTTAAAGGCCCCCTGCGCGGCCAGCCTATCGCGCTGGAGCCGTGGCAGCAGTTCGCCTTTGCTAACCTGCTGGGATTCAAGGTGGTGGCAACCGGCCGCCGCAAATACCGCAGCGCCTACATTCAGGTGCCGCGCAAGAACGCCAAATCGACGGTGGCCGCGATGTTGGCTAACTGGTTCCTGGTGATGGAGCACGGCCAACAGGATATTTACACCGCCGCAGTGAGTCGCGATCAGGCCCGTATCGTGTTCGACGATGCCCGCCAGATGTGTCTGCTGTCCAAACCGCTGCGTAAGCGCCTGGCAATTCAGCAGCACAAGCTGGTTTACGCCAAATCCAACAGCCTGTTAAAGCCGCTGGCGGCCAAGGCGGCGACAATTGAAGGAACTAACCCCAGCCTGGCGATAGTCGATGAATATCACCTCCACCCGGATAACGGCGTGTATTCCGCGCTTGAGCTGGGTATGGGCGCACGGCCCGAAGGTGTGTTGTTCGCCATTACTACCGCCGGCAGCAACATCGTATCGGCCTGCAAGCAGCATTATGATTATTGTTGCCAAATCCTCGCCGGTGAAGAGGAGAATGCGTCGCTGTTTGCGCTGATCTACGAGCTGGACGACGAGAAGGAAGTGGATGAGCCGAGCCAGTGGCTCAAGGCCAACCCCAACCTGCATATTTCCGTCGATGCCGCCGCGTTGGCCGATACCATTCAGAAGGCCCGTGGCATCCCTTCGCAGTGGGTAGAGATGCTGACCAAGCGCTTTAACATCTGGTGCCAGGGGGAAACACCGTGGATGGGGGAAGGTGCCTGGAAAGCCTGCAAGGCGGAATACACGGAATCCGACCTCGAAGGGCTGGCCTGTTATGCCGGGCTGGATTTGTCCTCCACCAGTGATATTACCAGCGTGTGCTACACCTTCCCGATTGAGCGCGGTGTGCGCCTGCTGACGCGCCACTATATCCCCGAAACCCAATTGCATAACCCCGCCAACAAAAACCGCGCCTTGTACCGCCAGTGGGTAAAACAGGGCTGGTTGCGTACCACGCCGGGCGATTGCATCGACTATGACCGTATCCGCGATGATGTGCTTGCCGATACCGAGCGTTTCAGTATCGAGCTGGTGGGTTTTGACACCTGGAATGCCACACATCTGCGCACCCAGCTACAGGGGGCGGGCCTCGATGTGGAGCCGTTCCCGCAAACCTTTATGAAGTTCAGCCCGGTAGCGAAATCGGCGGAAGTGTTCGTTAACCGTAAGGTGATTGAGCACAACGGCGATCCGGTGCTGGCCTGGGCGATGGCTAACGTGGTGATGGAAACCGACGCCAACGCCAACATCAAGCCGAACAAGAAGAAGGCCGCCAACAAGATAGACCCGGCAATCGCCTTCCTCATGAGCTTTGGTACTTATCAGCTCCAGCATGAAGAATTTGCGTTCGACATGAGCGACGAGCAGCAACAGCGCCTTGCGGCGTTCGACGGTATTTAACGGAGGATTTATGGCTTTTATTGAGGTTCCACTGAGAACAG